GATGCTTGAACAAAACGCCATGGCGTGTGAAAACCCGATCTACCGCAGTTTGCTGCAGGCCAATGCACGGGAGCTTCGTGAGGGCAGGCAAGATGACTGACCGCGAAGCAATGCAGCAGGCGCTGGATGCGCTGATAAAAGCACATCCATATTCAAACTCAAACAAAGACTTGGATGGACACAGCGAAGCCATCGCCGCCCTGCGCGAGAGGCTGGCGCAGCCAGAGCAGGAGCCTGTGGCATGGGTGTGTTACGGAGCATCGGAAAAACACGACATTGACTACTTTCAAGACGAAGTTGACGCTATTCCAGTGGGAACCCAACTCTACGCATCCCCACCAGCACAGCGCAAGCCGCTGAAGTTGCGAGAGATTGAAAAGTGCATCTATGACGCAAACAACGACCCGATTGTTGCTTGCAGGAATGTCGAAGCCGCCCACGGCATTAAGGAGAACACATGACACAACAACCAGAAGCCCTGCGGCTGGCTGATCGACTTGACCTATACGCGACAGGCGATGCCCACCAGCAAGACATTGAGCAAGCCGCCGCCGAGTTGCGCCGGTTGCATGACCTGTGCGCCGAGTGGGAGAGGAAGGCCGCGACATGGCTCGCATCGCCGGAAGCCGCGAAGCGGTTGGACGGCTACCGCGAACTGGCGCAGCCAGAGCAGGAGCCGGTGTTTGACTGCCCGAGGTGCGGTCATTGCTGCCCACAGCGCACATGGGTAGGCGGTGGCGACCTCGAAGACTCAAACGCTTACTTAACCCCACCACAGCCAGAGCCGGTGGTGTACGAAGACTTGGCTACTCAGCTTTTTGTTATTGCCCAAACATCACCAGCAGATGACGGCTTTTCGGACACCATCGCACGCATTGAATCGTGGTTGCGAGAACATTTCTCCACCCCACCACAGCGCAAGCCGCTGACGGATGAGGAGATTGAAAGGGCTTGTGTGCCGCTTGGCGCGGCAATGCTGTCTTTTACAGAAGTTGCCCGAGCCATCGAAGCCGCCCACGGCATTAAGGAGAACACATGACTGACCGCGAAAAACTCGTTGAGCTTATGCAGCAAGCCGCATCCAGCGGTAGCGGGGCGCCTGACGCCGACTGGGTTGTGCGTTTTATGAACCTCTTGCACGAAGAGGACCCGAGTTCTGCACAAGCGCTTAAAGACGCTGCTGTGCAAAGACTGAAAGCGAGGGAGCAATGACTTGGCGGCTTATTGGATTCGAATCAGAGGCGGGCAACTTTGTGCAGCACATTGCTCCTGTGGATGATTTATACGAGCATGTGCTGACGCCTGATTGCTGGTGCAAGCCTACGGTGGATGATTCTGACTTCACTGTTGTTCATCAAAGTGCAGATCAGCGGGAGAAGTTTGAGCGTGGAGAAAGGAAACCATCATGAACAAGCCAATCACAAAAAAAGAGTGGATGGAATACATTGAGAAGACATGGGATGCCGCTCAGGAAGAAGCACTGGCGCAGCAGGAACAGAAGCCTGTACCGTGGAAGAGTTTTTTTAATCGCTATTGCCCGTGGCTGGAGCAGCCAGCACCCCAGCCAGAGCGGGAGCCGGGCAAAGGAGGAGAACACATGACCGAATACACCCTCAGAGCACCGACACCACCGGTAGGTGGATATCGCATTGGCGGCGGCGTCCAATTCAATCTGACCAAAAAGCCCTGCTGGCTGCACCGCATGGGTGTGCGCCTAGTGCTGGGCTGGGAATGGGTGGACGCATGAAAGAAGACATCATCCGCATGGCGCGGGAGGCTGGGCTTTGCGATGAAGAAGGCAGAGATGACAGTTCAGTGATTATTGAAAATCATCTTAAACGCTTTGCCGCCCTTCTCCTTGCTGCCGAGCGTGAAGCTTGTGCAGAGTTGGCTTTTGAAATGTTGGTGCAGTGTGAAGGCACCGACTTTGATGTCCCAGACGCCATCAGAGCAAGGGGAAACACATGATCGACTTCATCTCATCCGACCCATCAGCGCATCCACAGACCGTGGCCAGCGCACACCTGTTGGCTGCTGTCATAGCCCAGGCCATTGAGGACGCAGCAGGTGTCGGGCAAGTGACCTCGGCAGAAACCCTGGCAGCAGTTGATTGGCTGTTCAGCAAGACCTCTGCATTCGAAGACTACGCTCGCCTCATTGGCGCGGACGCAGGAAAGATTCGCAAAGCTTTGCTGGAGCCCGCAAGCGAAATGGAGCCTAAGAACAGCCGGTTCGACTCAAGCAGGCGCAGGAAGCTACGGGTGGCCTACGTCAGTTGGCTCGCAAGGCGCAAAGCAGAAGAAGCCGCCCTGAAAAAGATGAAGGAGAAGAGCACATGAAAGACGATGACGACACCATGTGCTACCGATCAGAGCTTGAGGCAGAAGTCAAGGCAGAGAGGGAGGCGTGCGCCCAGTTGTGCGAAAGAATGTGGCATGAATGGCTGGACTCAACTGAAGATAGTGACAAGCCCGATGCAGAAGACTGCTACAGGGCCATACGAGCAAGGGGAAACACATGACCAAAGACAAACTGATCGAGACACTCAAGTTAGCACAAGACGCTTTGCACATGGCAACGCTGCCCTTCCCGATTGATGAGATCAAGACAAGACGGGCGCTGGAAGCGGTGGATGACGCGCTTGACGCAATGCCCCTTTTTAACGACTGGCCCGGAGGATTTAAATGACAGACTACACAAACATCCACACATGCAGCTACCACTGCCAAAGCCCAGCCTGTGCTTTACGCCAGCGTGATGAGCTATGGGAACACCTGCAAAAGGTTTACAACGCTGTCAACGAACGAGAGCCCGGCAACCGCTGGACCTTTGAGCAAACAATGGCATACGCCGTGGACAAGGTCAAGGCACCGTGCCCACCCTGTAACCAAGACTGCAACCAGGGCCGTAGATGCCCGGGAGGGCGCAATGAATAAGTGGAAGACATGGAACGTGAACCATTGGGTGCTGGAAACGCCCAAAGGCGAAGTGGTCGATGAGATCGTACGAGACGATAACGACCTCTTTGTTTTGAAGAGCAATAAGGCGAAGTACACCTCACTCAAAGCAGCCCAGAACGCAGGCAAAGAAAATAGAGGTGCAACTCAAAGCCCCGGGCCTTGACACGCGGTTAGTTAGGCGTACACTATGCGTACGCAAGAAAGAAGAAATGAAATGAGAAAACGCAGCAAGTACCGCCCCAAGGGGGTCCTTCCAGACCCTTTGTCTTACGTCATCAGCGGCTTAAAGCGCGTGGGTTCAATCAGCGCAGGCACGGACCTGAAGATCAAGAACCATCTTGCATTGGAAATTGTTCGAAGTGGCAATGCGACCAGGGAAGACATTGACATCCTGATTGCCGCCTTGAACATCACGGAAGCCCTGGCCATGATGAAGATTGGCCAGGACTGGGAGGTTGAGATTCGGGCCTCGCAAGACGCCCTCTTTGCTGTGGGAAGCAGAGGGGTGGAGACCGGCAGGTTTATTTTGCGAGGACCCGAACTCAGCGCTCTGAACCTGGGCATGGAAATCCATGATGCCCAGTTGCAAGCCTGTACTGTATCAGAGCTTGAGAAAGCTATTGACTTGGTGCAGGCTATTGTGCGTCAGAAGAAAGCAAGACCCATCGGTAGAAAGGAGAGAAATGAAAGAGCAACCGAAGAAAAGACTGACTCAGGAGGAGCTTGAGAAGTGGTGGCCGTTTGACCGCCTCGACCCTAAGCTGTTCCCGAAACAGAAGAAGCAAGACCCGCAACCAATCGAACCTTATGAGGAAGCACTGCTATGAGATCCCTGTCACCAATATCCAAAAAGATCGTCCTTCAGTTTAAGAAGTTCCCCGCCTCTGATGTCAAACAAGTGGCCGCGAAGTACAACATCGCCGCCTCCCATGTCTACAAGTTACGGGCCAGGGCCCGTGATGAGTCAGTCGCGGAAGCTGAAGAATTTCCCCCAACAATCATCCTGCCAGCAATCACCCTGCCAGCAAAGACCGAGAACACCATCTCTGTCGGCGAGGTCCTCGATCAGCGGGCCTTGGACTATGGCAAGTTTAAGCACGGCGCCGAACTCATGCAGGGCATGAAGCGGCTGGTGGCAGACCATGCGCAGCGCCATGGCAAGACCTTCGCTGATGACCAGTGGGAAGCCCTGGAGATGATCATCCACAAGGTGGGCCGGATCGTCAACGGCAACCCCGACAAGATTGATCACTGGATCGACATCGCAGGCTACGCCAAGCTCGTTGCAATGCGGCTTGAAGGCAGATCGGTATGACCAAGCTGGTGCCCATTAAGGTTGCAGCAGGCGATGCACAGAAGATGCTTATGGCATACCTGCGCACGGGCAACTACGTCCCACAGCGCACCAGTGAAATCTCCAAGGCCCTGAACATCCACTCGTCCTGCATCCGCAGGGCGGGCTTGTTCTTGGCCAGCCGGGGAAAACTGCGGGCCGATCTTGTGCCCGGACGGGGGAAGGGGGAATACCTCTTCACCCTAGAGCAACTCGATCTGTTTGACGACTACAAAGAACCGCCTTCTAGTTTGACGCTTGAAGGCATCCTCACCGCCATGGCCGAGGTCAAGACCAAGCTCTTGATGCTTGTCCTTCGGCGCAAGGCGTGATCATTTCGCTTCTCCCCAGCTTGGTCCGATCTCCACATCGCACCGGCTGGGGACTTCTAAGCGCACCGCCTCAGCCATAATCCTGGCCCCCTCGACGGCTTCCTCCCGGCTCTTGACCGACAGAGCCAACTCATCATGCACTTGCAGTATCGGCTGCATCCCGGCCTTGGCCAGGGCCACCATGGCCGCTTTGGTCTGATCGGCGGCTGACCCCTGAATCAGGCGGTTCAGGCCCTTGTAGGTGCCTGCACGCTTGATCCGTTGGCCGTAAGCAATGACCGCTTGCTCACGCGGCAGCGCCTTGTTCACTCCCCACTCCATCGGCTCCCACAGCGGGAACCGGCACTTGCGGCCCAAGAGCGTGCGGATCGACCCGCCCGATGCCGGGTGCTCAATGCGCTTCATGACGGCATTGACGGTGCCCTTGAGGAACGGCACGCTCTTGTGGAACCGCTCGATCAACTCACTCGCCTCTTCTACGGACAAATCCAGGCTCGCTGCAAGCTTTCCCTTGCCCATGCCATACATGAGCCCCAGGCCAATCGTTTTGGCGGGCTTGCGCTTGATCCCAGCCATGTCCGCGACCATCTGGTGGAAGTCGGTGGTCGGGTCTGCATGGTAGGCTGATACCAGACTGTCGGCCCCGGGCAGGGACAGCAGGTTGGCGTAGTGGACCAGCAGGCGCGGCTCTTGGGAGGAGAAGTCGTTCGATGCCCACTGCTCCCCTTCCTCGGGCAGGAACAGGCTCCTGACCATGGGCCCGATCACCTCATGCCGAGCAGGCACCTGCTGCAGGTTGGGGTTGGCCATGGACAGTCGTCCGGTGACCGTGCCGCCATCGTCAGAGCGCATCTGGTTGACATGCGGATGGATGCGGCCCGTCTTGGCGCTGAAGTCCATGTACGGCTGCAGGAACGTGCTGTGCGTCTTGTTGACCTCCCGGACTTCCACAATCATCTTTGCCAGCGGATGCTCGCAGGAGTCAAGGAATCCTTTGGTGAAGCTAGGCAGGCCGTTGTCGGTCTTGCTGTAGGGCAGCCCCATCTTGTCGAAGGCCACGGCAATCGATTGCGCGGCCCAGATGTCCACGCCCTTGCCGCAGATGCTCTTGAGTTCGGCCAGGAGTTCCTGCTCCCTCCTGCGCATGTTGTCAATTAACTCCGCACATTTTTTACGGTCAAAGCGGATGCCGCGCCGCGTCATCTCCATCAGCACCGGGAAGGCGTTGGTCTCCAAGTCGAAGATCGACTCGACCTCCTCCTGCCGCATCTTGATCTTGAACTGCTGCCACAGCTTGAGGGTCAGCGCCGCATCTTGCTCGGCGTACTCACCGACATACATCGCCGGGAGCTTCCAGAGTTCCTTCTTAGGATGGACACCGAAATCGGCTGCGGCCTGCTTGAGGCCCTGCTCACTCTTAACCTCTTGGAGGTAGTCGAAACCTAAAGCATTGAGCGAATAGCTGAAGCGATTCTCGTCAAGCAGTGGGGCGGCAAGCATGGTGTCATAGATACGCCCATTGATCTTGAACCCGGAGGCCATAAGCCAACCAACGTCATAGGCGGCGTTATGACAAACCTTGTCAGCGTTGGTAGCCAGGATATCGGTAATCCACCGCTCGACAAGTCGCTTGTCCAAGTTTCCGCCTCCGGCGTGTGCGACAGGAAAATATCCTGACCACCCATCGACAGCCACAGCATACCCAACGATGAATCCATCACTACGGGGCCATCCAGGCCCAAAGGACTCCATGTTGGGATCACATGTTTCGAGGTCAATTGCGATCTCCCTTGCTGTGGATAAGTTGGGGAAAGACTGTGGAGGAACCCACTCAGTTGGTGTGGGGAACATGGGGATAGTTCTCACAGGATGAATCCTTTTTCTCGTTGCTTTGGCAGGATCAAGTGCAGCGCCTTCTTGGCCCGGGTGATGCCTACGTAGAACAGGCGGTGAATGCTGTCCCCATTGGTGGCGTATTCCTTGGCAAACTTGGGCGAGAGGTCCATGAACAACATGACGTTGTCCGCCTCCCCTCCCTTGGCGCCGTGGATTGTGGATAACTTGATGCGGCCTGCGTTAGAGAGCTTCTGCTTCCTGCGCAGCACGGCAACCAAATAGTCCCGCTTGTCTTCGGAGATGCGGGACAGGGCCTCATGCCAGATGGCCTCGGTCCGTAGGCCGTGGTCCTTGGTCAGTTTCTCAAGGCTGTACCAAGCCGTTGAGTCACCGCCCTTGAAGGTCCGGTGGCCTCGGGCAACGAAGTCGCCACCCAGGTACTTGTAGATGTCCATCACGTGGCCGCCAATGACCTCCTCGCCCCTGCGCAGGGCCTCCCAGTGGACGACCGCCTCCAGCATCTTCTGGGGCAGGCTGGGCACGCCCCCGCGCTCAAACAGCACCCCGTTGGACTTGAGCCATTCATGGATGGGGTTGAGCATGTAGTTGGTGGCAGCGAGGATGAGCCAGGGGTCCTCGCTCATCGGTACGTCCTCGAAGCGGTAATAGGTCTTGACCTCGCCTTCAAAGTCCCGGGCCTTCCACTTCTTCGGCTGGCGCTCCCTGATGCGGTGGACAATCCTGTCGGCCAGTGCGTGGACCCCGCTGGGAACGCGGTAGGACTGCTCCAGCACCGTGATCTGGCCCTCAAAGGACAGAAAGCTCTTGACATCGGCACCGGCCCAAGTGAATACTGCCTGATCGTCGTCTCCGGCGAGGAAGACCCGTTTCGACTTCGAAACCAGGGCCTCAACAATTTGCCATTGCAGGCGGCTCAAGTCCTGCGCCTCGTCGATGATCAGCACCTCCAGTGACGGCAGGCACGCTGGATCGGACACCACCATCTCCAGCAAGTCAGTGAAGTCCAGCAGGTCCTTGGACCGTTTGTAGTGGCGGTAGGACCGTTCGACGAACTCAAAGTGGTACCACTCGATGTCCAGGCCGCTCTGGTTGTAGTGCTGGCGCAGATCGGAGCCCCGAATCCTAGCGAGGTTGATCTCGTTGAGGATAGGGTTGTCGGCCTTGGCCAGATTGACATCGTCCTCGCTGCCGACACTGATCTCGATGCCCACCTGGGCCGCGAACTCTTGGTAATGCTCCGGGCGCATGATCATGTCGGCGTTGATGGCCAGACAGCGGAAGGCCAGTGAGTGCAGCGTTCGGAAATAGGGGAAGTCGGTCTTGGGGTGGAGGAACGGGAACTTGGCCACGGCGCGATCCCGGGCCTCGTTGGCAGCCTTCTTGGTGAAGGAGAAATACCCGATGCTCATCGGAGAGATTCCTGCTCCAAGCTCCTGCTCGACGCGGTTGAGCAAGTAGGTTGTTTTCCCCGTGCCTGGGGGCCCAAAGATTTTGTGGACTTCTGTCAAAACGGACTCCCTTGCTCTCGCACTGTCTGGGTCTCAAACGGTGCGTCTTGCCGCTCGAAGCGGGGGATGCGCCAGCAGCGCACGGTGCGGTTCTTCAGGAACAAACTGATGGGCTCGCCGCCCATGTCGCGCAGGCGCTGTGCCATCTTGGGCGCCGACAGGCCCACGAAGTTGTTGCGCTTGAGGTGCGCCTCAAGGTCCTTCATGCGGAAGTAGGTGCGGGCCTCATCCTCATCCGTCCAGGGCCTGCCCATGATGATTTCCTCACGCACAAGGGCCTGCTGCATGTGGGCCGTGAACTCTTCCAACAGGTCCATGAAGCGCCCGGTGACACTGGTGTCCTCGCTGGCCTCGGTGATCTGCTCGGTCTCCACCATCTCTTTGAGCAGGGCGTTGAGCAGGTTCTCCCAATCCTGCTTGCGCAGGGTGGGCGGCACGATGTTCAAGCGCTCAAGGCAGGCCTTCTGGAAGGCGGCCTGCATGTACAGGCTGTCGGTATCCAACTCGATGCGGCGACCGTTGACATCGAGGAACCACAGCGGCGGCTCACTGGCGTACTTCGATAGGCTGGCTATCTGAGGTGCATCAGGGGCAGCGGCTCCGATACCGAATTTGCGAGTGCGGCAAAGGCCGGAGTTGCAAAACGAGTTGAGCGGTGCGTCCTTGCATTTGTAGTGATACTCCTTCTTGCCAACCTGCTTGACCAATAGTTGGACTTCGTTGTTGGGCAAAGGGGGAGCCACATACTTGTAGTTGTATTCAACCATCTTGTCTTCCCAGCCCGCTGCGTGGACCTTCTTAAGATAGATGCCAATGTTGAATAGTCCATTATTGCGGGTGCCCTCCGGGAAGCCTTGGGCGCATAATGCCTGCAGGCATGGCGGGCCATCTTTGATGGGACTCTCAACCTGCTTAGGCGGCTCTGGGAAATTGAGTGGTACGTCTTGGACCGCCGCATCGTAGAGCGCATAAAACTCTTCCATAGTCGCCGCAGTCCCGTCTGGGTTGACTGCGTAACGAAGACCGTTCTCGCCGCCGAAGTACGGAAGGTTGAGGAAGTTGCCGGTGTCCCCTCGATCAACAAGGATCTCTGCTTGTTTTGGAAAGATTTCTCGACCCGCTTCACCAAGCAGAGCAGCCGCGTTTTTGAGATACGTTTGGAAATCTAGGGCCGGAACAGGCGTTTTTGTAAATAAGAATACATGGGCACCCCCTGACTTACTTCTGCAAACGACCAGCGGCAGCTTAAGCTGCGCAACACGCTCGACTAGGCCTTTGAGGTCCAGAGGATACTGGTCAACGTCAATACAGCCCCAGATGCAGGTGTTATCCGCCCTGATTGGGATAATTCCAAGACTCGGTTCAACACCTTCAAGGTGCTTGACCCATAGCTCGTCAACTGGCGGCTTTCGCACAACCGTAGCTTGTCCTGCTTGCTTTCCATCTCCTCGTTCTGCCTTTATCTTGTATGTCCCATAGGCAATGTCCAATCCATTGAAGATTGCCTTGAATCTTGTTATGTCTGTCATCGCGATCTCTATAAAAGGTGGGGCCTACTCGCTGCACTGAGGCTCATTGCCCATGTACCGGGGTAGCAGCATCCGCTTTCGGCCCCAAAATCAGAATGGCGCTGGTCCGCTGTCCACGGAGCCTTCACCTTCATGCTTGACCTTGACTTCGCCCGCGCTGACTTGAGTAGCGAAAGACTTGGCCGCCTGATACTGATTCATATCTTGGATGGGGCCGATCTTCTCGATCTCCCAGCCATACCACTTGCCCTTGTCGTTGGACTCAGCCTGCGTGGTCAGACGGTACAGGTGTGAGTACATCGGGGGCGTGTACGGACCATTCTTGCCCATGAGCTTGGTGCTCATCATCATGCTGTTCCACTTGCGCGACTTCTTGAGTTGCGTGGACTTCATGACGATCAGTGCAGGCTCAGGAATGCCGCTGTCGTTGATGACCATCACGTAGTGATTGGCCGTGTTCTCGATGTAGTTGCCGTTGTCGAGGTAGTCCTTGTTGTCGCCCGGCTCGCGGTGCGTGCGAGTCAGGATGTCGGACGTAGCAGGGTAGATGGCCTGAGGAGCGCCGCTGCCAGAGCCGCGTGGTGCCCACTCAATGTACTGACGCACATAGGCTACCGGGATCACCGTGATGCCTTTCTTGCCTTCATGGATCTCGCCAGACACGCTGTTCATGATGCAGCCGGGCATGGCGCCATCGACTTCACCGATCTCTGGGCTGGTGCTGGTCAACAGCTTGAGGAACGGCAGGGCAAAGTCTTCTTGCCCCATTCCATCAAAGCCATTGTTGGCATCCTGCTCAAAGTCACCCCCGAGGGCAACAGCGTACTCTTCCTTCTTTGCAACTTCGTTTTTGCTCATGATTAATGGTCCTTGGTTCATGCCGATTTGATGGTGGCTTTCTGGCCGACATAGACGCCAAAAAGCTCAGTGGGGAACTCGCTTCCGCGTTCCACCTGCTCGCGAACCCAGGCCTTCAGGGTCTGGGGTTCGATCTTCTGCGCCTGCTCGACAGGATAGTTTTGCTCACGCAGTTGATTCAGTAAGGTCTCGCACAACTGGTCCTCATTGCGACCAAATCGTACGGACACGGTGTTCTTGATGATGTCGTCGTAGCCGTGCTCACGCAGCCACTCGTACGCTGCAGCGCGGTTCTCTTCCTTGATGGATGCGCTGTAGAAAGGCTTGACGGTGATCTCGCTGCCATCGAGCATAGAGAACTTGGACAGGCCAAGCTCCTGCAGCATTGCAGGGATGGTCTCTTCCAGCAGTTTGCGCTGCTGTTGCTTGCGCTCATCTACGGTGTCC